TTACGACAGGGAGCGTAAAATTACCCCGATGGGCGAACTGAACAAGAAGGAGTATTATTTCACATGGGACGAGGATGGTGATATATGGAACACCATATATACGGATTCATTTAATGGAGACATATATGGAGACAAGGACGTATATGTGAACAATGATTTTCAGACGGATGTAGAGGAGATTAAGCTAGGCTTTGCGCCTACGGTTTTGTCGAACGCTAAAGCGGGGAACATACCAAACAATAGGGTTATCTCAGATATGTCCTTTTACAAGGAGGATGGATTGCCCGAAATTCAAGAGGCGAAGCCGAGAATCATTTACTATGGCGGTTTGATAAGTGGAGATCCTTGGACGTTAGTGAATGGAAACCAAGTGGGAGCAGCTACGGATGTAATATACACCACATACCCGTATGCGGGGCATTTAGACAATCCGATCACGCCAACGTATGACTTCCTGTGGTTCTTCCCGAAGCACATATTTTACAACAGAGCGTATGGGTCTTCGGATTACCCGCAATACCCAAACAGGAATCTATACAACCTGTATTGGTATCGGTTCATCCAAGAGATTACCGGCAAAGACTCGAAGATATTTGAGGGGTGGTTTGACTTAGATCACACTAAGTGGGTAAACCTATCTTTCCGTAAGCTATACCACTTCCTTGATGCAGATTGGAGACTCGTAAGTGTGAGCGACTACGATATTGATAAGGGTGGATTAACGTATTGCAAGTTCCTAAAGGCGGGAGCATGGGTGAACCCGACATACGACAGGTACAAACTCAATACGGGATACGGTGAAACGGATGATAACGGAGACACGCTGCCATTCATCTATAAGGGCGAGGGGAGTGGTGGCAACAAGTTCCCACAAGAGAAAGATTGGGGTGATGGAAATACGGTAAACGGCAGAATGGGGTTTGTGTATGGGGATGCAAATCTTGTCGGGACTGGGGTTAGTGGGTTCGGGATAATTAACGCATCCGGCAATAATATCCAAGCAAGTGGGGCTACATTAATTAACACTAATGGCAGGGAGGTACTAACCGATAATGAGGTCTGGATCAACAACATAAACTACGAGAGGTATCAAGAGTTCACTTTCGATAATAGCGTATTCAATACGTTGGTGGCAACACCTATACAATTCCTCCCCGACCTAGACAACAACCAATTCTACGACATAACTAGAATCACAGAGAAGCTGGACTATGACGGAACTGCCTATGCGGACGGGGGTGTGCGAATAATTAAGACGGTTACATCGGGAACTACGCTTGGAACACTTGTGGGGTCTATGACGGGAACGGCAGATGCGGTTTATTACTCTTCACTAACGCCTCCACTATCACCCGACTTAGGTGAGGGCGTAGAGATTATGGTTGATTCAACAGAGTTTACGGGTAGTGGGGGTGATGTGACTTACAGAGTTTATTACAGAATAATCGAGACATAATGACAAAGCTAAAGGAAGTAACCCTCAAGATGGTCATTGACAACGAGGGGAATATTCAGAAGTTAGAGGGTTTCTCTAACGCTATGGAGAAAGCGGAGAGGACAACTAAGCGGGTAAAAAAGGAAGTAGACGATACATCTAATGCTCTTGGTAGGCAGTCCCGTGCCACAAATCTAGCAGGGCAGTCGGCTTTAGAGATGTCTCGCATTGCCTCGGATGCGGCTTATGGTATGCGTGGTATGGCTAACAACATCGGTCAGGTCGCGACAATGATGGGCGAACTAGCCAAACAAGCCCCAAAGGGTTCGAGTGGGTTAGAGACAATGAGCTTTGTGAGTCAGAACCTAGTATCAAGCATACTCGGTCCGATGGGTATAATCATCGCAGTTCAAGGTTTATTGTCGTGGCTCACGGTGTTAGAGACAAATTCAAACAAGACAGCCAAGTCGATGGGGAAGGTTAACGATGAGATTGACAGGATGCGGCAAAAATCCATCTCATCATCTGTTGGAATAGAAGCCCTTATATCTCAACTAGACTACACTTGGGGCAACTTTGCAGAACAGGCTAAAAAGGATTTGGCGGAAGCGATACCCAACTTTGAGAAACTACGAAAAACCCTTAGCGTAAAAGAGATAGCAGAGGATTACAAAAAGTATTTGGAGTCTTTAGAGAAGGAGGAGTACTTAGTTAAGAAGATAACGGACGCAAAGCTAGAGATTACTCACCTAGAACGCAAAACTAGGACTCTAGAAGAGAATGACAAACTAGCAAAACTGCGAAGAGACGAAGTGGAAGACGAGAGGAAGCTACGTGGGATACAAGCCGATAGATTAGCACTTGAAGTTAAGTTCAGAGAGGAGAAGGAGAAGAGGACAGGTGGCTCTAGTGGGGTTGCAAAAAAGGGGTATGCAGTAGAATTTTATGGCAGACCCGCAGGGGAGATATTGGCAGAAGCAGAGGCTTTTAACGAAGAACTCATGTCTCTACCATATAAGAAGATGGCTAAGTATGGGGACAAGGCAGAGAAGCTGTACGAAAGACTTATAAAGCAATCACAAGAGGGGACTACAATATCTATTGAGCAAGTAGAGAGACTTCAAGCACTACAATTACAGTCCTTTCTTGCCGTGGAAAATGCGAAGCAACAGCACGTAGAGACTAAGAAGGACTTAGATGTGTGGTGGTATAAGAGCAGCATGGATCTCGTCAAGAAAGAAACAAGGGAGCAAGAAGCTGCATTTAAGAAACGCATAGAGATGCAGAACTTTTGGACTGAGATGACAGGCGCGGGTATAGCGAACACGATAGAGATGCTTGGTAGTATGAGAGCTAAAAACATAGAGGACGAGGAAGAGGCTTTCCAACATCAAAAGAAGATAAGGACAGTAACCACCATAATAGATACACTTGTTGGGGCGCAAAAGGCGTTCAATAGCCAATTAATACCAGGTGATCCAACATCTCTAGTTAGGGCGGGTGTAGCTGCAACAATAGCCATGACAGCGGGGGCAGCAAGGGTGGCAGCTATACAGGCAGAACAATTCAAATCGACAGAAAGTACTGATGTTGGTGATGTGGGAGATACTGCCCCCGTAACCACAACAGGGTTCTCAAACCTTAGTGGCGGGGAAACACCGGGTTCAGCAGTCAGAGTATATGTCTTAGAGCATGACATCCGAACAACCACAGACAAGGTGAGCAAGACTAAGGTTCGTTCACGCCTCTAATTAGACAGATAGCCGTACATAGCACTTATAGTTATGTATGGACAATATACCAATTTTCGACATTGTATTTGATGAGGTGAATGGTGGAGTAAATACTGTGAGTCTCGTTTCTAGCCCTGCTATGGAGAGCGCATGGTTGGCATTTAATCATAGCACAGCTCAATACAAACTGCAATCAGAGGAGAAACGCTTAATCTTAGGGGCGTTACTGATTCCCGACAAGCTGGTTCTTAGACGAGACGATTCGGGCAACCCGTTCTTCATACGTTTCAGCAAGGGTGTGATCGAAAAAACAGTCTATAAGTATTTCAAGACATCTAAGACAAACAACACGAATGCGGAGCATGACCAGGAGTGGACACTTGATGGTGTCTACATGGTAAGTTCTTTCATTAAGGATAGCTCTATGGGCATCAACCCTCCTGCGGAACTTCAAGATCACCCGGACGGAACTTGGTTCGGAATGTTCAGAGTAGAGGACGATGAAGTTTGGGAAAGATACATCAAGGAAGGCGTATTCACAGGGTTCAGCATTGAGGGCATCTACTCTCTAGCAGACACGGGCGAGTCCGCATCGTTGGCAATGAGCAAGGAGGATAAGGAGCTAGAAGAACTAGCTGATATGATCTTGAGCAAATTAGACACTTTAGTAGACTAATCACTTATATAGATAGAATGGAAGAAAAAAAGAACAAGCTACTCGCCTTCTTGAAGTCACTCGTTTCTGAGGAGACTGTAGAGGAAGTCGAGGTGGAGGCTTCCACAGAGGAAACTCCCGAAGCTGAAACAGACGAAACTCCAAGCGCGGAAGCAGATGCTCTCAATAAGCTCTCTGAGACAGTTGCTGCACTCGCTGAGAAGGTAGAAGGGTTTGAAGCAAGACTTTCTGAGGTTTCTAAGGAGCGTGACGAAGCGAAAGCTGAGAACGCAGAAATCAAAGAACAAGCTGCTGAACTACTTGCAGAAATGAGTAAAGTTCCTGCGGTAGAAACCCCTGCAAAGACACCTTCAACTAAGGAGATGACACGAGCAGAGAGAGCAATCGCAATGGGTAACGTACTACTTAAAAAGAAATAACAATGTCATTTGACGTATCATCATTAACAAATTATGCGGATCAGTCCTCAACGGAATTGCTCCACCGCCTATATTTCGAGGGGACTACACAAGAGTATGTGAGTTTCCAAACAGGCGTAAAACACAAAGATGCTTTGCAGCTCTTCGATCTTACTGCGTATCCGCAGGACGATAGCTGCTCAAACACAGCATCAGGATCAACCACTTTCACACAGGCAGAAATCACAGTTGTAGGTATCAAGTACTTCGACTCTCTTTGCCCTATCGACCTGGAAGCTAAATGGACTCAGAACTTGCTCCGTCAAGGTGCTAACGCACAGCAGGAGTCTTTGACTTTCGAGGAAGATGTAGCGATGGGAATCTTGTCTTTGGTACAAGAGAACAACGAGACTGTAATTTGGCAAGGTAACGATGCGGGAACAAACACAGACCCTATCACCAACAAATTCGATGGTTTCTTGCAACTGATTGATACAGCTGCAACTGCTACGGCAGGAAACACCAACTCTGTATCAGCTATCTCTGCAACAGCTACTGACAACACGAACGCAGTAACAATCGTAAACGCTATGATTGATGCTCGTCCTGCTCGTCTGAGACGTAAGCAAGGTCAAGTATTGTTCTGTGGAACTGACACGTTTGACAAGTGGGTAACTGCACAGATCGACCAAAACAACTTCCACATTGACCAAACTCAATGGGTGAACTACTCAGTTCAAATCCCTGGTAAGAATGTCACTTTGGTAGGTGTTCACGGTCTTGACGGAACGAACCGAATGGTTCTTGGGCAGACAAGCAACTTCTACATTGGAGTTGACGGAATGAATGACCATGAGGTATTCGACATTTGGTACTCCAAAGACGATGACGTAATCTACTACAAGGTTCGTTTCAAACTTGGTGTTCAAATCGCTCGTATTGCCGACTTGGTTGAGTTTACATTATCTTAATAGAATCTGAATTATGGCTTGTGAATTAACAACCGGTGTAAGCGTTGGGTGTAAGGACTCAGCGGGTGGAATCAAAGAGGTGTACTTTGCTAATAAAAGTAACGTCTCAGGTATTACTGTGACTGCCGATGGAACTGTGTCGGGAATCACTAACAGTGGTAGTTGGTACAAATACGAGCCTCGCAATGCTACTTCGGCAATGATGGATAACCCACAGGTTAATCGTCAGAACGGAACGGCATTCTATCAACAAGGTGTAAACTTAGTTCTCACCAAGATGGAACAAGCTAAACGCAACGAGATCATCCTCCTTGCTAAAGCTAATATGCACATCATTGTGAAGGATCAGAACGATAAGTACTGGCTACTTGGGCAAGATAATGGAATGGAGATGGAGAACTCTGAGGTAGGAACGGGTACAGAATTAGGAGATAGAAACGGGTACACCCTCAACTTCGAGGGGAAAGAGCCTGAGGCTGCTCCTGAGATTCAGTATGCTGCTTTCAGCGCAGATGTCTCAGTCACACAAATCTAGTCATCACTCTCATATATCGGTAGAAGCCCCTCTTTGGGGCTTTTACTTTTTTATGACATTTCGTATTGTTTTTTGTCTGTATATTTGTGGTATGAAGTTATTTAAATCTAAGTTTTTAGGCGGGTATTAACGAATAACAAACTTGGGGGAGCGACTTATTCTTCACCACCCGCCAAAATATTGTTTCATGTTGTGTTTTGAGCCTCGGCAGAAATGTCGGGGCTTTTTTGTGACACTTTTGCCACTTAGCACTTATATATATGTATGGTGGTTATAACAAGAGCGGCATCAAACACATTTGTAATGACATTAGGGGAGAAGGCTACCTATGCCTCACCCGAATATCTGCTTGTCCTCTACGACAAGCACGACAGAGCTTTGATTAAGTTCTTCTTGACCAACACATCATCGGATACGAGTTACGAGAAGTTCACTCTGACGGAGGGAACAGACGAAACGATCCCGGAAGGGGATTACACCTACAAGGTTTACGAGAAGGCGAACCAGGATAACGAGGACATCCCTGCTGACGCATTTATTGTGGAGACGGGTATACTCAGGTCTTTGGGTGCTGACATAACTGAGGTGGAATACTCGATCTCAAATACGAACGTGGTTTATGACACAGAATAAGAAGAAGCCTCAGATGAGTGCTAAGAACAGAACCTTCTCGATTGAGTTGGCGAGTTACGAGTTGCCGTTATTCAAGGAGAGACCTAATAGCAGAACTGCTTGGGTGGAGTTCGGGGAAAGAAACCTATTCCCTCTGTACTTGGTAGACTTGTTTAATCAGTCTGCGGTACACAACGCAATCATCACGGGTAAGGTGAATTACATCGTAGGTAGAGGGCTTACAACGGAAACGGGTAGAAGTGGAGTGTCAGGACTCAGAGACTTTGTGATGTCCCCTAATGGTTATGAAACTCTGCAAGAGACCTATAAGAAGCTGGTAATTGACAACGAGGTATTCAACGGGTATGCCATTAAGGTTGTCAGAGCGAAGGCGGGGAATAAGATTGTTGAGATCCACCACGAGGACTTCACGAATGTCCGCATGGATAAGAGCAACAAAGGGGTGTGGATCTCTGATGAATGGGAGAGTCCGAGAAGTAAGCCATCCTACAGGATGCAGAACAGAAACCCGGAGGTAAAGTACTACCCACTATTCGACCCTAAAGGCACAGCAAGGGTGTCTTACATATACCACAGAGAGTACAGACCTGATATTAGCTACTATCCATATCCCGAGTATGTAGGCGCGATCCCGCAGATTGAAACATCTGTAGAGATCGGTAAGTTCGACTTAAACTCTATCAAGAACGGGTTTAGTGGCGGTACCATTATCAACCTACTGAACGGTATCCCTCCAACAGACGAGGAAGCTAAAGCGATTGAGAGAGACTTGACTGAGAAGTTCACGGGGTCAGAGAATGGGAATAGGGTTGTAATCAACTTTGCAGAAGATAAAGACCACGCCACCACAGTTGAGCAAATAAACTCAAATGACTTAGCGGAGAGATTCAGCAACCTAGAGGAGCGCACAAAGGAGTCTATATTCATTGGTCACAAGATCACAAGTCCGATGCTGTTCGGAGTTCGCTCTGAGGGGCAGCTAGGTGGACGAAGAGAGATACTAGAAGCCTACAAACTGTTCAAAGAGACTTACGTTGTCAGAAGACAGGCTAAAGTGGTAGGAACGCTCAACTATCTACTCGATATTATGGGGCTACCAAAAGCCTTGAAGGTAGAAGAACTGAAACCAATGAACCCAAGGCTTCCTATATCTGACGAAGAGGTATCAGCATTGATTCCTGACGAGGAGAAAGCAGAGTTCTTGCGAAGAGAGTTCGGAGTGAAGAATGTGAAGGCAGCTCCCGTTGAAGAGAATGTCGATATGAGCGCAACAGAGGACGGATATGGCGATGTTTTGATGTACTTGGGGTCTTGTGGGGAAGATGCAGAGAACTTCGAAATATTGGACGAATTTGATATTGAGTTCGAGGACGAGCAGCCGAAGTTCGCGTTGAAGGATGTGGGTGATTATATCGCCTTAAAAAAAATAGACTTAGCCACGATTGAACTCAGGTACAGATATGCGTTAGCGGACGATGCTTTGCCACTCAAGACGAAGAGCAGAGGATTTTGCAGCACATTGATGGGGCGCAATGCTCTGTATACCCGGCAAGAGATCGAAGGTATGGAGAACCACATGACAGACTTCAATCAGAGTGTGTGGCTGTATAGAGGTGGATGGTACAATAGGGCGGGTGTGCGTAGACCTCAATGCCGTCACGTATGGAAACAAGTAGTAGTAAGACGAAATGGCAACTAGGAAATATTTACTAAGCGCAACAGACTTCAAGAAGTTGACACCTGTTCACAGAAACGTGGACGATGAACTTATCAAGCAGAGTATTATCTCTTGCCAAGATATGTTCATTCAGCCTCTTATTGGTACGGGGATATATAACGACATCAAGGGTGAGTTACCGAGTTCTCTTACGAGTGCGAATCAGACCTTGTTAGAGGACTACATTCACAATGCTATGCTGTATTGGATCATGTGCGACATTGTGCGCCCTACGACCTATCAGATGAGCAATATGGGTGTGCAGACTCGTGATGGTGACAATATGCAACCAGCCGACCAAGAGGAGATCCGCAGATTAGAGAACAACTACTTCAACAAGGCTAAGTTCTATGCGAACAGATTGGTCAAGTACTTGAAGGAGAACAAGACTACTTTCCCTCTGTATGATAATCCGGGAACGGGGTATGACATCATACATCCAACAGGAAGACCGTACCGAACAAGCATTTACTTGGGTGGCAATAAGGGGAAGAAGCACTTAGGACTAGACATATATATGGGTGATGAGTGGTGTGAATAGGGGTAGAGACAAGAAGAACCTCAAGACTCTGAGGTTATACGAGAAGAAGAAGAATGACCTTAAACGAGGCAATAGCGATAATAGAGGACTTCGGCAGCAGTCATCTGATGGTGAATGACACCATTTTTGGTGCAGCCCCGGAGATTGATACTGATGACTTGAACGGATTCGTTCTGTGGTTCTACTTGAACGGTAGTGAGGTCGAGGAAACTCGTAAGTCCTTCACGTTCGATGTTCGGATCATGGATGTGTTGCAGAAGGATATGAGCAATGAGATCGAGGGGATAAGCGACACAGACAAGATAGCGCAAGACTTACTAGCTTGGCTAGATACTAAGCAGTACGATGAGGGCTATCAGTTTGATAGGTCGGCAACGAAGGTGAATTTCGTACACTACGACAGAAGTGATTATGTAGGACACCAACTATTTGTCACCTTGCACCAAAAGGCAGAGTTCGATGTATGCGAAGCAGCTATGTACGCATACCTGGTTGACGAGAATGGAATATACATAGCGGATGAAGATAACGACAGAATATTAGTAGAATGACACTAAGACGTAAAAACCCAAGTGAGTTCGATGCGATACTAGCGGCAGCAACCGCTAGTGACGATCTTATTATATGGTGGGATACCTCTGCGGGTAAGATGTACTCTATCACCAAGAGTGAGTTCTTGACCATGGTCGCTGCCGGGAGTGGGGATATGTCTACATCCACCTATGACCCCGCAGCTATCGCAGAGCAGTTGGTGGGATTGACCGCTGCTCAGACTATCACCAATAAAACTATTGATGCGGACAATAACACGATCACCAACATAGGCACAACAGAGTTATCAGATGAGGGCGTGACTCTAGCCAAGATGGCTCATATTGCCACGAACAGAATACTAGGGCGCAGCACAGCG